AACTCTTATCAAAGTTTCTTCGGTGGAATCCCACGAGGCTGAAATCGCTCAGATCAAGCTGGCTGTGTCACACGGTCAGTTTTAGCTTCCAGCTTCACTTCCGTTGCTTTCGCCTTTTTCACTGCTTTCGCCTTCAACTGCTCATCAATATCGTTGATTGCTCTCTGACAGGACATCAAGTTATTAACACGCAACTTCTGAATTGCACTCTCAATGCGACCCGGGCCGTTCTTGTTGATATCCTCAGTCCCCTCCTTGATCTTCGTTTCAATGTCATGATACAACTCCTCGACGTTTGTGTCAGAAGTCGCCTGACCGAGCCGAGCATACTGAGTTGCCTCAAGGTCAGAAATCTGCTTCTTCAATGAAGCCTTTGCGCCTCGACGCAGAACATTGATTTGACGCTCAAGTGCTACACGATGCTCACGAATCACAGCTTTTTTTGATTTGATGATTTCGCTCATATTACCTCATTTGTGTAAGGTTTCAAATTTGACTGAATTTGTCTCAGTCGCTCTCTCATCATGTTAAGATCATATCAGATGAATTCGAAAATGTCAAGGCTTTTTTTCAAATTTCTCGAAATAAATCATTTCTGTCAGTTTTCGCAATTCTGAGAATACGCCGAATCGGGGCAGCCGTGAAGGTTGAATCAAAAACTTGAAGAACTCCCTTTATTCTGTGATAGCTCCATCCTAAGTCTTCGTGGAGGGCAAGAATCAAATCAACAAATTCAGGACTCCAGAGAATAGAAGTTCGTTGAGTCCACTTGATTTTGTCAACTTCACCTTCAATCTTCTTTCTTCCTGTCTGAGCCGCTGCAATTGACGCCTTTGCTGCGGGACTGTGATTTCCCCAAGATGTCCCGATTAGCTTTGCTGCTTGTTGATCCTTCTGAGACTGCGGTAGCTTGACACCGAGCCGAGGGTGCTTTTCAGGGTTTTCTTCAAAAAACTTCTTTACACCGTCACTTACCTTTTTTCTCTCTTTTGGGTCTTTCCATCGTTCGTTCTGAACTTTTCTCATTTTCTCTATAGTCTTTTGATTCCACTCATGTGAATATCCTGTCTCAAAAGTAAGATTTGCCCAATCATCTGATTCTACAACATTCCACTGAATACTGAGCATTCTCCCGATTCTCTTGATTGCGTCATGACTCTTAGTTCGAAAGATAACGATGGTTTTGACATCATGACCGTGTTTCTTCAAATGTTGAGTCCAGTAGGTGCCCTTGCCCGGATACACATGCGGGTTGTTATGCGTTGTGACACCGAGATACTTGAGTTTTGTGACCCGATGCATTTTGACATACATTGATATTTGGTCATAAATATGTGGTAACATATAATTTCACCTCACTGCTAGAATTTTTGATTACGATAAAGATCATAGCACATTCAGAAAAAAATGTCAAGGGGAAAAATCCTATGAATTTCAAATTTCCAAAGGATCCGAACGAAGAGTTCTGGATGAAGACAGGCGGGGAATTTCAGTCAGGACCGAGAAAACCGAGGGAACCGGAGAATACGGAGGAAACGGGGAAAACGGAGGAAAAGAAGAAATCTAAGGATTCTTAGATTCAGCCTCGCCCTCCCTTTCCAACCGGCCACAAGCGTTTTTATGGTGGAATACCTCGAGGCTAATCAATGATGACCATGGTCAATTTGACTACCTCGACGATCCTTTCCTGTAAAGTTTGGATTCCTTTCCTTTCGACGATTCTTTTCTCCTTCCCAACCTTTGAGAACTTGTTCATATTCTACTCGCTGAATGCGGTCTGATTGTAAGAACAGATAATAAGTAAAAAGCAATAATAACAGAAAAGTTCCATGTTCCCAAAGTTCCATACGGTCAGAAACGGCTACGTCAAATGCCATAAAGAGTATGAATGCCGTCACCGAAGCCTTAAAACACAAACGATGTAAGGTTCTTGTTCCGAACATAGTTGTGCGATTGTATTGATTATAAGGTGAGAGTGACCTTATGAAGATATAAAAGAAAAGTAAACCAAGACCGATTTCAAGAGCACCAATCAATTTTAGAGTAAATTGAGCAACATCGGTTGAAAGTCCTAATTGACCAAAGTAGGCGTTAAAACTGGCTGTTCGATTTTTACCATAAGGAGCATTGAATCGATATTTCATGATTCTTTGCTCAAGTTCACCAGTTTCTGCATTGACAACAGCAAACTTAGTTAGATTGGGATCCGTATCCATTTCCATTGAAACAGTGGTAAATTTATCCCAGCCGTTTCCCATCCAAAAAGTTGCGAACAGCAAGTAAAGAAGAACTGCAACCGAGGCTCTTTTATCGATGTTAACAATTGTTCTGATCATTTTTTTCCCTGATAAATTGTAAAAAATAAATATTCTTACATATTTATCGGGGAAATTTATTTTAGGTAGTCTCTTCTACAAAACTATAATTGTGACTACCGGTGAGTCCACCCACCTCGTATGATGCAACCCTAGCTTCAAAAAAATTGTCATGACTGACATTCGAGAGTATCCAATCTAACCAAGAAAGTGGATTCTCTTTGACCTTGAAATTTGATTTGAGACCTAATTGAATCAATCTTCGATCAGCCATGTAACGAATATACAATTTGACTTCTTCTTCACTTAAACCTTCAGGTGAATAAAAGCCGTATGCTCGTTCAATAAAGGCATCTTCTAACTTAACGGCAGTTCGAACCATTTTGTAGATTTTCTTTTTGAACTCATCATTCACAATTTTAGGATTTTCAGCACAATAAGTGCGGAATAACTTTGCCATTCCCAAGGCATGACACGTTTCGTCTCTTATCGAAAATTCATTGATCTTACCAAAACCCTTGAGTTTACCAAATCGTTGGAAATTCAACAACATTGCAAAACTGCTGAAGAGAACTAAACCTTCATTGATGACAGATTTCGCAATTGATAAACCTTTTCCTTCTTTTGTGTGAATATCAATGTCAAGCATGAAGTCGTGCTTCTCTCTCATTTCTTCAATCTCTAAGAAAGCTGAATATTCTGATTCAGGAAAGCCCATCGTATCATTGAAGAGAGAATAACTCTCTTGATGGATATACTCACGACTGGCAAAACTTGTCAACATCTTGCGTATCTCATTGTTTTTGAATACTTTTAAATAATAATTGATATAGTTTTCTCCAACATTTACGTCACTTTGAACAAATAATGTCAAAACGCTTCGAATGAAATCTTTTTCGCCTTGTGACAATTTGTTTGATTTCCATTCATGAACGTCATCCTCTAGACTTACCTCATCGGCAATCCAATGAATCTTTTCATGATTCTGTGCTATTTCAACGGCCCAAGGATATCGAAAAGGTTTATATGTAATACTTGGTTCTTCTAATCCCCCAAATTCTTTTTTCAAAATAATTTGTTCTTGCTGTAACAATTCAGTATATGTTCCAATATGCTTGTCATCAATGAAGATTTGAGGAACAGATGTGACTTGCTTACCATTCGAAACTCGCTGATAAAATTCTTGTCTTTCATTATAGTCATCCAAGACAATTTCTTCAAAGGCGATTCGATTTGTCTTGAACCACTCCTTCGCCTTGACACAATAACTACAACCTGTTTTACTGTAAATTTTTACTTCCATATGTTTATGTATACCTTTCTAATAAAATACCGCTGGTGACGATTCTGAGACTTCTGGGCTCACCCCTGGCAATTGAGGCAGTCCTCTTCTTCTTTTGGTTTTTCCATGTAATCTTGAAGAGCATCCCGCTCCACTTTCTCTGAGACATTTTCAACTCGACTATCTGCTTCTGTTCTTAGATAGTAAAGTGTCTTGAGCTTGTTTTTCCAAGCAAGATAATGAACTTTGTTTAGTTCAGACTTATCCTGTCTTGCTGGAAAAAACAGATTCACTGATTGACCTTGTTCGATATATTTCTGCCGATCTGCAGCATGTTGAATTACGGTTGCTTGGTCAATCTCCATCGCCGTCTTGAAGACATTTTTCTCATGGTCTGATAAGTAATTCAGATGTGAAACAGAACCACGATTCAACATGATGCTAGACCAAACAGCATCCGTGTTCTTGCCGTGAGCTTCGAGAACTTTTGCGAGATATGGATTTTTGATTAAATGTGAACCCAATCTTGAACGTTGTGTAAAAGTATTGGCGTTGTATGGTTCGATTGATGGTGAGACTCCTAAGAGCATTCCAGAGTTAGCATTCGGTGCGATGGCAGTCAGATGAGCATTGCGTCTGCCTGTGCCTTCGCCGTCAGGATATTCACCTTTCTGCTGACCCAAACGAAGTGTTTGCTCCTTGGCTTTTCGATCAATGTGATAGAAGATTTTCTCATTCTCAACTCGAGCCTCTTCACTTTCCCAAGCAATGTTGTTCTTCTGTAGCCATGAGTGAAAGCCCATTGCGCCAAGACCCAGTGACCTTTCTCTGGTCGCAGAATACTTTGCCTTTGACAATTCATTCGGTGCGTGGTCAATGAAAAACTGTAGAACATTATCGAGCATGGTGATCATATCTTCAACCAACTCAGTATCTTTCCACTCATCAAACTTGTCAAGATTCAGTGAAGACAAACAACACACGGCTGTTCGGTCTTCATTTGTGGGAAGAGTGATTTCCTGACAAAGATTTGAACTGTTGATTCTCAGACCTTGATCCTTGAGTGATTGTGGTAGATGACGATTGGACTCTGTGATGAAATGAATGCACGGCTCACCTGTGCGATACCGAACTTCAAGTAGAGTTTCCCACAATTCTCTTGCACGAACTGTATCTCTCACAGTTTCATCATTTGGATCGATCAAATCCCACATTTCATCTCGTTCAACGGCTCTCATGAATTCATCAGGAATGTTGATTGAGTGATGTAGATTTAGATTCTTTCGATTGACATCTCCTGTTGGAACTCTCATGTGCATGAACTCGAGAATGTCAGGATGTGAGATGTCCAAGAAAGCACACAATGAACCTTTACGAGTTTTGCCCTGTCGATAGGCAATCATATCCGCATCAATTGTGTGAAGAAATGGCATTGGTCCTGGTGCTTTGTTGGAGACAGATCGGACTTTGGACCAGTTTGCTCCGATTCCTCCTCCTTTGACTGACAACCATCTCACCTCGGTTGAGTGATCGATGATTGACTCTAAGTTATCTTGAATGTCTAACAGAAAACAAGAGATTGGCATTGCTTTTGGTTTCAGTCCTGGCAACACGGAGTTGGAAAGAACTGGTGAAGCAAACATGAACCAACCTTTTGATACTGCATCATAAAGTCGCTGGGCTAATTCTAAGTCACCTGCTGAAAAACAAAGTGCTGTTCTGGCAAAAGCCTGCTGTGGAGTTTCATGGTCATTACAATAAAACTGTGATAACATGTTCACAGCCATTTCAGAAAGAAGTTCATTTCTTTCTTCATGTATTTCTAAACCATGATATAAATTCTCCGAAAGAGGCATTGTCAAAATCTGGGCACTCATGTAAGGACTCCTGCTAAATTGTGAAAAAAAGAGTATAGAAATGCATCGAAATGATTACTCATTTTAGAAAAAAGGTTTGAATTTTAGGGATTTATCTCAATTTGTAACCAAGAATATGTTCTTCATACAAAACCATAATCTTCTTTGTTTTGTTCACGTTCCAAATTAATAAATGGTCAGATTTATTCTCAATTTGTAAAGTATGATCTTGAATTATATGACCACCATCCATAGTCATGATTTCAATTTTTGGGTTTGAACTCAATTCAGAACTAAATTCGCTTTTGAAACTATTATAACTTGCAACTGCCATTTTATACCATACTTGTAGTGTCATTAAGAAAGCGGACTCCAATAATGGATTCCCGTGTGATACACATCAGTTTTTTACCTGTTGCGTTTTTGATCAAAATCATACCTGAAAAATCTTCCAGAAGATCTACATCCTGTATAAGAATGCTTTCTGCAGTTGTCATAATTTCAATTTTTTTCGTATCCGAATATGTTGATTTGAAAGAACTGATTCCGGGAAAAGCCATAATTTATCCAATAAAATGTTTTTGAAAGCGTATCTCTATTTAGCAATTTTTGGTCTTCTCATCAATTCGGAACCACTGCTCGAACATCAAAACGAATGCGTTGATCATTTGGCGACCACTCATCTGTATCCTCATTGAAGTCTTCAATTTTCGTGAAGAGAAAATGTTTTATAAGATGTTGATTTTCTTGAATTGTTAGAATACCAAAGTCTTCAAATAGTGAACGAGTGTTGTGAAGAATTGAGATAAACTTTTCAGCAATTTTATGTGAAGGTGAGTGATCCAAAGAATATTGAACCAGTGCTTTTAGATACTCATAAGATGATGAATAAGAACAATCATAATACTCAGCCAAAGGCTCAACAAATTCATCATAGTATTCTTTCAGGTCATCATCATAATTTCTTGAATTATATTCAGTTGTGTAAGACCGTATCTCTTCAATCTTCTCATCAATGAAATGAATTTTAGCGATGTCCATTGGTGTCATATCTTTTGCCACATTTTGAGTTGAAAGGTTGCTTGAAGTCCTTCAAAGGTAAATCGATCAATCATTGAAACAATTTGAGATGCTGTATACCCATTTAGTATATATTCATTTATATCTTTTCCCGGCATCGAGTCAGGTAGCAGAGCAACTTTATATTTACGGTCAATCATGTTCGCAATTTTTTTGATGATTTCGGGATTGCGAGGTTCACGGTCAGCAACAAAAACAAAATCAAAGTTGAGTTTATCTAAAGTTTTTGTCACATCTGAACCAGCAATCGCAATTGCGTTTGGTAAAAACATTGCATCAATTGGACCTTCAACAATATAGATTTTTCTTGAAGTGTCAACTTGGTCATAATTGAAAATCTTAGGAGCTTTCTCGTTGAGCTTGATTGTAATGTAACGAAGTTTTGTGTTACCCGATAAGGCTCTACCTTGAAAAGCTATAAGTTTTTTTCTGCCATTATAAAAAGGTATAATGATTCTTTCATCATTACCACCAGCATAATTTGGATCATAATACTGACGAACCCAGTTACCAAAGTTTTCTGTATAAAATAATTTTTTATGATATTTCTCAGGTATCTGTCGACGAAGAACATATGCTTTTGCTTCATGTGAATTTGACAATTGCTCAATTGAAAGAACATCGACAATTTTTGAAGCAGTAACATTTTCAGAAGGTATTGGTTTTGCTTTGAGATTGTGAGGCTTCATAATCTTTTCTTCTCGACGATGATCTAAAAATAGTTCTTTTAGATATTCTGTATGTAAAACAGGGTTTATAGTTTTTAAGAAGAAAGAGAATTTAGCACTGAAAGAACAATTGTGACAAAAATATTGATAGAGATTTTCTTTTTCAAAAAGATAACCTCTTGCTTTTGTTTCATTTCGTTGACTATCACCACAAACAGGACAGGAGAAGTTTGCTCCGTTTGCTTTCCATTTAAAATTTCGAAGTGAGGTAGATAGACGAAAGATGAACTCTTTTTGAATTGATTTGTTCTCAGTCAGAGATCGCTTGTTCATGTTTTTCTAATAATTTCCTGATAAATGTTGTAAAGTTAACTTTTTCAGTTTCAAGGAGAAAGGAAATTTCTTCGAACTTAGCACGGTTGCTCTGAAAATAATTTTCTGCGATTTCGACATTTTCACGAACAACAAGCCATTCTAATAGTTTCTTTGTCTTGAGTGACAAATTTTTCGACATGTATGCTTCTTCTAACTTTTCCTCAGTTAGATAGGGCACATCATCATTTACTCTTTCAAATACAGGTAATTTTCTCGGCTGTTTACGAACAATCGGTTTCGTTTTTGAGTTGATTAGTCTCGCAATATCATGATTGATCTGCCGAAAAGCTTTTGATTCCATTTTCTTCTTAATGGGCATATCCCGGAGATGTGATTGTAGGTTCAGTATCAGGATCTGAATACCACTTATTCAAGAAGCTGTTGAACTCATATGTTCCTGGAGGATGTTCAACAACGTTGTTCAATTGTTTATCATATTTATCATCCTTCTCATTCTTTTCATCTTTTTCAGGCTTCTCTTCTTCATTAACAATATCATCAAATTCTTGAGGTTCAAGACCTACAGCAATCGCAACTTCTTTCATTGTTTCAAAGTCTTGCTCAGAAATGGCATCTTGCTCAGAAGATGAAATTGAAAGATACTCATGTAAATAATTTTCAAAGAAAGCTTTTGACATTTGCTTGTCAAACTCTGCACTTTCGAGCACATTCAATAAAGCAGTAAAATGATTCATCTTAGTCTCCGTGAAAGTAATTAGTAAAAACTGGAAGTTCTTCAACTTGCCTTAAAACTTTTACGATTGAGCGATAATAAAACCGCTCTAAGTAACGAAAGTTAATGTAACGATATCCCTCAACTTCGAGTGATTGATTACCATCTTCATCTTTGAAGTATGTTGTACACTTCATCTTCGAAGTGTCTGGTAACTCTTTAGGGACATACAAATAAAGCCATAAATCTTTGTTTCTCGTATAGTCAAAAAATCCCAATTCTGTTAGGTCTTTTTTATTCAACTTGAGTCCGGTTTCTTCTTCTACTTCTCGGACTGCAGCATCAATTGGTTTTTCTCCTGGCTCAATCTCTCCTTTTGGTAAATCCCACTTATAAGATTTGACACCAAGAACAACTTTTCCGTTCGTAATCACTACACCAGCACTAACTTTTTTCATACTCTAAGCTTTCGGGACTAAAATTTTCAACCAGTTTGGATGTTTACTTTCTCGAATCTTCGAAGCGAACACAATTGCTTCGAAGGATAATTTATTGATTAGATTGTCTTTAAATAAACTTCTGAAAAATTCAAGAAGCTCCTCCGCATATTGAGTGTTTGAGACAAAGTTTTGAATATTGACAGATGTCAACCGCAGTTTACCATCTTCAACAAACTTATCACTGTCCATTGATTTGCGATATTCAACTTCATGTGGTATCACATGCTCTTTCTTGACCATTTTCATCGGGACAACAAGATGAATGTTCAGAGAACCGTCTGAGGGCTCAGTTACATTATACCCGCTTTTTTGGGCAAAGTCAAGTAATTCCGCAAAACTAATTGCATTTTTTCCTTGGGCGCTGAGTTCTTTCTCAAATTCTTTGTTCGCTGGTTTTCCTTTCTTTTCGATTTTGATATTTTCGATTTTCAGAAGTTTGGGTTTTTGATTTTTGAAAATCTGTTTCGCAACAGAGAAGCACTTGTCCAGACTGAGACCATCTGTGATGACATCAGAGTCGGGAGTTGTGCTGAAGTTCAGGTCATCGTTGATAATTTCTGTAGAGTAATTGCTCCAGAAGGAGATACTGTCTACCTCGTTTTTTGACCCTTTGATTTTATTAAATCTCATTGCGAATGATTCAGGTCCAACAAAGAACATTTTACCAAAAGCATACTGCTCACCTTTACGATAATATTTTACAGTATATTTTTTTGAACCAAAATCATATACAGGTTCTCCGAAGAGTTCACTTAATTCCTTCGCATTGATCTCAAGAGCAAAATCAATTGGTGATTCAGCATCTTCAGCAATACTACCTCTCTTAAGTATATGATCCATAAATGATTTACCTAATTTCCATTTCTTCTTTTTCTTTGAAGAATGGTCATAAGCATATCCTTTTGTAGCACCTTCAAGATTTGAATAGGTTTTACCAATAAAGGCGTCATCACCTGTCTGGGGTAAACCAACACTTGATGTAGTCAAAGGTGCGCCATCACTGTCTTCTTCTACTTTTGTAAATTCATCTAAAAGATTTCGGAAACTATATTTTGAAAAGGACATTTATATAATCTTTCTTAAAATTTTTTCTAGAGTTGAATCAATTAAAATTTCACTCACTTCAATTCTTTTGTAATTAATTTCAAAACAATCTGTTTCTTTTAGTTTATTCAAAATAATCAAAATAGTTTTAAGCTGAGGATAATAATATTCATGTATCTGATAAAACAATATTTCATTAGCAGAACGAATATGAAATTCATTATATATGATAATGAAATGATTGATTAACAAATTTACATTTATATTAAGAGGGTTATCTTTATATTTTTTTAGAAGCCTCTTAATATAAGTTATATGTTTAAGCAAAGACTTAAACTCAGTTTCAGACAAATACTTTGATCTTAAATTATATAACGCAAATGCGTAAAAGTTCTCTTCAGTAATTAAAACCATAATAAATCATAAGAAAATCTTATGCCGGTACTTGATTACCAGGGAATACTTGATACCATTGTCGTACATTTGCTGAGTCAGGCATTAGAACCTCAAAACTCAATTGCTGAGTACCTGAATGGTAATATAGAATTGAAGTACCATCAGGTAGATTCGTAGGATCTGGTCTTGTTGTATAAATTTTTAGTTGCATCATTTCAGCTGCAGTCACTTTAGTTGTCATTGTATTTGCGGCTAAGTTATTTGCTGTGTAATTTTCTGTATTGAAATGAGCAATTTCAACTGTATTTGCTTCTAGGTGGTCTGTTACAACATCAGTTGATTGAGTGTATGAACTGATGACATTCGCAGTTATTAGGTCGGTGATTTGTGCAAATGGGGAATGAACTTCATTTGATACAAGATTAGCGGTAGATACTGATGCTGAATATAAAGTTTGAGAACTGATATCACTTGATGTCAGAGTCCCTGTGATTGCTGCCGCACCAGCATTTAATCTTCCTGTAATGGTAGCATCATAAGCAACATTGAAACCCTTTAAATTTGCTATATCTGCATTTAGGTTTCCTACAATACTTATGTAACCATTTGATGTAAATGAAGTTTCTACATCAATTGTTTTTGTTTTAACTGAATTCGTTTGAATAGCATTTGAAAATACACTTGATGTTTCAAGCATAGCCGTATTGACATGAAGTGATTCAAAATAATTATTTTTGATTTTGTCAATGGAGGCAAGTTCAGTTACATATAAATGATTGTAAAGATGTAGATCATTTTGAATGAAAACATCTTGTTGAAGATAAGTGTCACCAAGAACTGTGAGTGTGTTACCTACACCAAGCACGCCACCACATAGAAAATCTCCATCGATTTCTAAGTTGGCGAAATTTGGTGTGAAAGAATCGAAATGAACATTTCCACTACAATAAAGGTCTTCATCAATATGAACAGAGTTTGCTACAAATAAATCACTACCAAGAGAAAGATTACCGGTGAGACTGTCAAAGTAAAAACGATTTGTAGCATCTAAGGTAGTGTTGAATGTAACATCTTTTCCGTTGAGTTCTTGACCGATTGAAAGAGCGGATGGAATTTGGTCAAAGAGAGTTTGAGCTAACATTCGCTCATTTTTAGGAGTTGTTCCTACATCACTCACAACAAGAAAAGTAGTATCCTCTTTGAGTTCGGTGAGGAGTGGTAACTGTGAGATTTTTCTATCGTTTGATGATGGCATTTTCTTACCTTATCCAATGATTTATATGTTCTGTAATATTAGGATTGATGACAACTTTTGTTTTGTTTTCTTCTTTATCCTTTTTCTCTTTGTTTTGACGTTCTTCCTCTTCTTTCTTATCTTCGTAAGAAAGTTTCTCACTTCGTTTTTTATCATTTTCTAGATAATCAATCTCATCATCAATTTTATCCTCAACATCTTCAGGATCAGGATCTTCATCACCCTCTGAATCTTCAACATCTTTTGAGACATTTTTGATTGCCTTTTTCTCAATATCATCTTTTGATTGAGTTACATCTTTTTCATTGTCAGGATCATAATCATCTTTTTTTGGATCATCCTCTTCTTCATCATCAGGTCCTATTTCTTCATCTTCTCCCGAATCTTCTTCGCTATCTTCACTGCTTTCAGCATCATCTTCGCCTTCAAAATCTTTGTCTGAATCCATCTCTTCGTCAGAACTTTCATCAGACGTATCAGTGTCCTCTTCTTCCGTTGTGTCATCTTCTTCATCCTCTTCTGAACTTTGAGCAAATAAGGCTTCTAAATCATCATCTTCTTTTTGCTTTTTCTTTTTTTCAAAAAGATTAAGACCCTGTATAAATTGATTATAACTCTTCATTGTGCTTTAGATAAAGGCTGTATCGGGAAAGTATTTCTGAAATACTGACCGGTTTATAATCCCACACATCAAGATTTACATTATAAACGGGATTGATGATATTATTTTGAAAAATTGTTGAGCCATGCATACTAAAATAAATACTCTTGTTATTCTCTTTTGAGAGATATCTTCCGCAAGAGGTAATTACAAGATTAGACTCTATTCTATTTATATGTTCTAAAAAGTTAGTTATATGAATTGTTTTACGATCATATTGAATCATAGTGTCAAGAACACAAAGCTCAGTATACTCAGAATGTTCTCGCTCGGCATCTTTTCGATGATACACATGACAGAGCCTTCCGTTCAAACGAGAGACTAAATCCTTGTACGTATAGCCGGGCATGTTTGGATTTTTTGAATCTTGAAATTCACCAAGGACAAATACAAGAGCATCCTCTGGCACAGTATCATTCCAGTATGAAATCAAATCTTCATTCATACTTTCAGTGTCATCCCAATTCTGGCATCGTTTGCAATGATTCCTTGGGTCATAATTAAACTTTGGTTGTCCAACAAAATACATAAGTTCTCCTATGAGAAATCAATTTTTGAAACAGGTTTCGAGGCAACCTCACTCCTTGCGGCTGCTGTTTGTACAATTTCATCTTCTTCTAAATTATATAGGCGCATTTTTTCTCGATCCATACCAATCATGAACTTTGAATAATAACTTGGATCATTATAGCGACTCTTCAATTGTTTGATCATTACCTTCTTCTGCTCAAGAAACTCTTCAGTCACAATGATTGCTGCCATGAAATCGGCTGTCATTGAAATACCATGAGATTCTGAAATGTTTTCAAGGTCAACATCCGTATTATATTGACCTGAACGATTGAACTGATGATTGCTGATGATTGGTATTTGTCGCTCAACAGCAAGACCACGAATTTCTTCTGCTACTGACTTGTAGTAATTATATGAATTCTCAGCAGATTTGACTCGAGCAGACAAACAGATACCTAGATAGTCAACAATGATGACGTCAGGTGTGAAATTCTTTTTCAAACTCAATTCGTTCAGCAAGGCACGAAAATGATTGATGTTCACAGAAGCAGGAGGATACTGTTTGATTTTAAGTTCACCGATTGTCTTTTGACGAATACGATCAATCTTTGATAAAAAGGAATCCTTTGTAAGTCCTGAAACATCTGCCATCTTCATGTTCATTAGATTAGCGTCAATTCTTTGAGCAATCAATTCTTCAGCAATCTCAAGAGTGATGTAGAGAACATTATAGCCTTGCTGTAGATAAGATGCGGCTAAGTGACACATAAACAAAGTCTTACCTGAGTTTGTACCACCAAGAAACAGATTCAATGTGCCATGAGTAAAGCCACCTTTTGTAATTTTATTCAGTAGTTCAATGTCAAATGGTATCTTTGCTTCTTTTCGATGATAATAATCATATCGTAAAGAAGCATCTTGAACAAAGTCATGACCTACATTTGTGTCAAAGGATACTGAGAGTGCATCCTTGAGTAGGTCAGGTATTTCATTTTTACTTTTCTTTGTTTTTTCATCTGTGATGATTGAAATCGATTCACTCACAGCAAGGAAAATTGCTCGATCTTTACACCATTCTTCGGTGATATCAACGAGCCAATCAACAGTCATGTTGTCGGTATCGACTTCCATGATTTCTTTCCACAATTCAGACATCGCTTCGAGTTCATCATCACGAAGCGAGTTATCACGACCAGCATAATATTCAATTACATCATCAGAAGGCAGAGTATTATAGTCGGTGATGAAGGTGCTGATATAATTGAAAATTGCTTTATCAAGAGGATCTTCAAAGTATTCTTTCTTGATAAAGGGAAGAGTTTTGTTCACATAGCTTTTGTTTTTAATTAGCTGGTTGAGAATCAGTTTGGTGTTCATTAAAAGCCTCCATTGCGTAGAGTTCTGGACGATTCATTAGTACATCAATAAGTATTTGTCTTGTCACTTGCTCAAATTCTTCTTGGTCTCCTTCTTGCTGTTCATAACCTTTGGGGACAAAAGAAAGGTCATATTCAAAGTCAAGATTGATATCTTTATCTTTCACTTCTTCCCAATCAGTTACTCTCTTGATCATACCCTCTTCCGTTTCATATGTCAAGCGTAAACGATTGATTTTGAAAAAGAAATTTTGAAAATAACCATTACCTATTTGAACTGCTAAACGCTTATCTTCGTTGTCTTTGACCACACGATATTCAATGCGGTCTGTTCGATTCGTGTCAATTTCTTCTTCTTTAAATTCATCAAAAACTTCAGTTGATACTAACATTAAACCTCCTCAATATCTTCATGCAAATCATCTAAAGGTTCTTCATAGATGTCCTTTTCAAGTTCAGGATCAAATTCACCATAGGAAAATTCTTCATGAATAACTGCATTGATCTTCTCAAGAACTTCTTGTGTGAAGAATTCTTCAGGATCTGCCATGATTTGTTTTTCATATAACTTACGACCATCTGGTACAGTGTATCTTGCGCCTACTTTCTGAAACACACCAGCTTTGATCGCAAATGGAACCAAACCGTGATACTTGTTGATTCCTGTTTTAAAGTTTAGATAGATTTCAACAGCAGAGTTTTCTCGAGTGAAACGAGACTTTCTGGCTCTGGCTGTAATGAAGTTACCGACTTGAACGGTACCATCTTTGTCTTTTCGTTTTGATAAAAAGAGAACAACATCAGACAAGAATAAAGGACCTTTACCACCTGTCATCACTTCTTGAGGATACATACTACCGATTTCGGAGTAGACATGATTTGTCATGATGAGAGGTGCGTTTGCTTTTGACAATTCCATCTTCAATGTTCTCAGTGCTGACTTGACTAATCTGCCTTTTGTCATATCTGTTTTGTTCGCACCTGAGATGGCATCTTCATATTCTTTTTCAGTTGAGAGATTACCTACAGAATCGAGAATCATGATGAAAGGAACTTGTTCTTCTTCAGGTAACTCATTGTATTCTTTGACAAACTTGGTTGCTTCATGTCGAAACTGCTCAACAACACCAATCGGCACATAGAGCAAACGATTCAAATCAATGCCTCGTTCAGCAAACATTTGAGAGGTGAAAGCATTTTCTGTCTCATAGTAGACAACATAGCCATCTGGATGATTCTTTTGAAACTCTCTCGCAATCGAAACACAAAAGAAGGATTTGCCAATACCTGAATCAGACGCAATCGCCACTGTTTTGTTCTTCGGAATACCTTTGAAGATATCTGCTGACATAATTGCATTCAGCATGTAAGAACCAGTATCAAGAAACTCTTCGCAATCACCAATCATTCCCTTTTCACCTACGATACTCGCAAGTTCATTACCCATCATCTTACTGTAATTCTTGAAAAATTTTGACATAATAACCTCAGCTAAAAAGTGACATAAGATTTACTCTTCTTTCATAGTGCCAATTGATTGGCTCTAACATAATCTTGAGAGGTGAGATGAATGCTCTTTCCCACATCGCATCAAAATCAACTTTATCATGTAGTTCAAGTTCTTTTGGTAGACGATTTGGAAAGGCAATCACATTCTCTTTCGTGTAGTTTTGGTCTTTTAGAAAGACATACTTAACTTTTGCGCCATCTTTGATATCAGAATAATAGTTCTCCAGTTTGTGGCTTTTCAGCCAATAATTATAATTGATGCCTGCTCTTACATGAATCGGGCATCCGAGTTTATATTGATTTTCACCACGATGATACTTGCGAATACCTTTGATTGATGTCGGTAAGGCAATCTCTTCAGGTGACAGTGAATACCATTTCTTTGAAAATTCAGCAACATAATCAATGAGTTCTTCTTCTGTGCCTTGAACTACAATCTTAGCACAATCAGTCAATGCTTCTCTTGCGGGTGCGGGTGTTGATGATTTGACTGCTTCGACGCCGGTCATCTTGATCTTTGGTGTAGCATAGTCAACACCTTCCATGTGAACAATTGACATCACATACTTTTTCTTTGCGATGAACACACCACTGCCAACTGCTTCAATCTTCATGTTCAGAACTTCTTCATGAACGTTCAGATATTTATTGAACTTGTCGACAGCTTCGTCAATCTTTTCAGAGAGTTTTGTGTAGCCAACTTTCTGAACAAACTTGTTTTGTTCTTCACGGCTTTTGTTCGGCATCACCTTCTTCACAATCTCATCAAGTCGAAAATAGATTGAATCGGTATCCATATAGGCAGCATAATCAAGATTATCTGTCTTGAATGTTTCATTCAGATACTTGTTCAAATAGTTCTCAACAAAACGATTGACTGCCTGACCTGAATAGGTCACTGCCTCTGCTAAACGGATGTCATAGAAACGGAAGTATTTCAGACCGCAAATACCATAGAAGGAGTTTGCGGCAACTTTCGCAACAAGTTGCATGTTATAGAGAGCAACAGCCTTCTTTTCGAGTTCAGGAATGCGAGCCTTTTCACCTGCTTCTTTCAATCTTTCAATCTCTTGTCTTGTTGAAATCATTGCCTTTTTTGAATCAACTCGCAAGTCAAGCATTCTCTTGACAAGAGTCGGAATGAAGCCTGTTCGATTTCTTGAGAAGCGAACACCATTTGCGGCAACAGCAACATCTTTACGATAGTCTTCAGACAAATCTTTCTGCTGATTCAGAATATCCTCAATGGTCATTGGCTTCTGATATTCAATTGTCTCAGGTGAGATATTGAATGTGCGAATGATATAAGGATACAGAGAAGTGAAGT